CTTCTTTAAATACTTTATCAACAAGCGTACCAAGTTTGAGATAAATTGAATCTGTATCTGATGCAACCACATAATCTTCTTTCGTATCGAGTAAATTATTCATGTATTCATTTAATTTATTTTCAATCCAACGAATAGATAATTGACCAGCTAAAGTAACTGCAAGTGCCTGTCTTAGATCATAGAACCTAAAGTATTGTGAACCAAGAGCACCATAAGCGGAGTTTAGTGATACTTTCTTTGCAAGTTGTAGATTATTATATCTTGATATTAAATGTGATAGTTCAGTTGAAGGATTTTTTTCATAATCTTTTTGAGCCTGTATCATTAAGTTTTTAAACTTTTTACGATCTACATACATTTCTTCCATCATCTTTGGTAAGAAACCTTGTTTATCTGTTCTAAAGAATTGACCATTTGGTGTGATTGTTACACCACTTAATTCTTTTGTATCTACTTTTTGTTCTAATAAAGATTCTACATTCACATCAGACCCCAAAACTTTTTGCATTTCCTCTGTATGATTTTCTGCATTGACAATTGTTTCTGGACTTATATTATACATGATGAGTAAATGTGGGTACAAACTATTTAAATCAAATGATGCCACCCAATCGTGCATACCAACTTGAGGATCTTTTACATAAGCACCTTCAAAGGCTGATACTTTTCTCTTAAATTTCTTTGGTGGTACAATAATCTTTTTTGGTAATAGGTGATTGTATATCAAAGAATCCCACATTCTTGTTTGTGCAAATACATCTTCAAAGTTTGTCTTTGTATCATATGCAAGAGTTAAAGCTAATTCAATTAACTTTAGTTTACCTTCAAGTTTAATAATTAGATCAACGTCTTTGATATTATAATCAATAAACTTTTGGTAATTTTCTTGGTAGAGATTATGCAAACTATCATATTCATCATACGATAACTTTCTCTCACCAAGTTCTACGTTTGCGATTGCATCAAGTTTATATGACTCTTGTGATTTACCACCTGGTGCATACCACTTATATAATTCAATGTAATCTAGTGAATTTATTCCTGATAAATGATATGATATTAATTCTCGCCCATTGAGAACAACTTTTCTTTCCCATATATTATTCCAAGGAGAGAGTTTTTTTGCAAAGTCATCACCAAACAATGTGCGAAAACGATTCACCAAATATGGTATGTCAAAGAAGTCTGTATTCCAACCAGAGATAACATCAGGATAATCTCCTTCCCAATATTTGATAAACTTTTTACATAAATCATTTTCGTTTGCACATTTAACATATACTACATTTTCTGGACTATCATAATCACGGCAGCCAAATACAACAGATTGACCATTCAATTGTCGAATACAAATAGCTGTGATTGGTGCTTTTGCTTCATATGGATCAGGAAAACCATAAGCTGAACTTACTTCAATATCAATAACTGATATGTTTATATCATCAATATTCCATTCTATTTGACCTTTGAAGTTATCAGCCATGTAAGCATATTCAAAACGATCCATGCCGTAAATATCAAAGTTATCTACATCTTTGTATTTACGTTGAAATTCTTTTGCAGCTCGTATAGATTCAAATCGCAAAGCGTCTAAAGGTTCGCCATGAATACCTTTATATTCTTGTTTACGATCTTTAGATTTAACAAATAAGCTTGGTGAATATGTTACTCTGTTCTTAACTT